TTATAACCAGTTTATATCGGGGATGACAAACACCCTGGAAAGCGCGGACGGCCTAGTAGAGATCGTCGGTTATGAAGATGAATGGTTCGCGAACATGCTAGATAAGGAAATAGGAAAGACTAAGAGCGCACTGCGATGGCTCGAGTTGTTAAGGGAGGATTATAGTGGCGGAAGTGATTAATGACGACGTGTCTACCGCTATTCGTAATCGGGTGCAACCAGACCCTGATTATGACGAGATGGCAGAGCGATTGGGCGAGGCAGGCCTATCTGTTGTGCGCCATAGCCGTAGGTGGTTCACTATCCGCAAAGAGGATACTGATATTGTAGAGACTTACGTTAACAGGTATACAGCACTTAACGGGATTGACACCGATCTTATCGCGGAAGAGATTGGCAAGCTACTTGCTCGTAAGCGGAAATTTGCAGAGTCACATCAAAATAGTTGGGACGCACGATGGAACAAGCAGAAGCGTTAGAGATAATGCTTGACGGTAACTCGGCTATGCTGGCTGGGTCGGGGGGGTGTCTATCAAGAGGCACGATAGTGCAGACCCCCTGTGGGCCTGTCAATATCGAGGACTTAGGTGTAGGCGATGAGGTCTACACCTTCGACGGCAAGCACATAGGAATAAATAAAATTAACTTTAAGGGGTCATGCAGGAGCATACCCAAACCAATGATAGAATTTAAATATAATGAAGAGACAATTAGAACAACCTACGATCACCCTTTCTACGACGGAGAAAAATACTATCCGCTCTATCAGCTTATCTGGGGAGGTCTGGAGGCAGGCGAAAGGATTCAGCTCAAACTATTATGTGAGCAATATGGGCAGACTTTTAACTTTGAGGAAGAACGGGGGAAAACACATAGGGATAATGAAACCTGGGAGCGACCCGGACGGGCATTTGCGCACAGCAATGAATGGCAAGACGATAAAAGTGCATCGAGTGGTAGCGCAAACCTGGATCGCCAACCCGAAAAAATTACCTATAGTAAATCACATAAACAGCAAACCGTGGGACAATCGAGTCGAGAATCTAGAATGGTGTACTCATCAACACAATATAAAACACGGTTACGATCACGGAAATATAAAGCCGGCACTAGAAAAGGCTGTAGAGGCGTGGAGAAAATACCCAGTAGAGGATGTTTTGGCTATTCAAAAGTGGTGGGACACGAATACCGCTGGAGTAGATCTAAAAGATACGTGGACTCGTCACGAATTGTCGCTTCAGTTGCAGGCGATGTACCCACACATCCCGCCAGCCACACTAAAACGTATGCGACTACGCACGGGAAATTATGGGCTGGGAAGGTATGCGAGGCTGAAGAGTACTACTACATAGGGGTTGAGAATGTTCACACTTACTTTATAGGTAATAGTTGGTTGCCGACACATAATAGCGGCAAGTCTCATACCCTCCGCCAGTTTATCGAGCGCAATCGTTTATTGGGGCGAAAGACGGCGGTTACAGCTACAACGGGGCTGGCCGCCTCCCACCTTAATGGGCAGACACTCCATAGCTGGGCGCGGGTTGGGCTAGGCAAAGAGCTGCCAGATGATTGGCAATTTACCATTAGCAAGAAAAAGCGTAAAGAATTTCAAACTACAGCCACACTTGTGATAGATGAAGTGAGTATGATGCCAGACTTTGTATTTGACATGCTAGATACTGTACTTAGATGGGCGCGTAACGACGACCGGCCATTTGGCGGTATACAGCTTATCTTGTGTGGAGACTTTTACCAGCTGCCACCAGTTGAGGGCAAGTTTATCACTAATAGCAAGGTGTGGAACGAGTTAAACATTAGGAGTTGCTACCTTACTAAGGTGTATCGCCAAAAGGATGATAGACTACGTGACCTGTTGGCTGGAGTCCGCGGCGGGAAGCTCTTTAAGCGCCATATAGCCTATGTCCAAAGTAGAATGGTTAAGCCTGATCGCCAAGTACTGCGGCTGTATTCCCTTAATAGAAAGGTAGACAGTGAGAACGCCCACCAACTGAGAAAGCTAAAAGGTGACTCTATCTTTTACATGATGACCGAGAAGGGTGATATTAATATCATTAACGGGTTAAAGGGATCAATACAAAGCCCTGAGCTACTTGAGTTAAAAGTCGGCGCACCTGTTATTGCTACTAAGAACAATAGCGAGGGATTGTACCATAATGGCTCACTCGGTAAGGTTGTATCGCTAGAAGGTGGGCTACCAGTTGTGGACTTTCATGGCGTTGAGGTTATTGTTAGCCCCGATACATGGGAAGTGAGCAATGAGGGCGTCACCCTCGGGTCGGTTACTCAAATACCGTTAAGGCTCGCATACGCTATTACCGTCCATAAAAGCCAGGGCATGACATTAGACGCCGCAGAGATTGATCTAGCTGAAGCGTTTGTGCCAGGCCAGGGATATGTTGCGTTAAGTCGCGTCGTCTCTTTAGATGGTTTATACATTAAAGGGGCAAATAAGATGGCTTTTCAAATGTCAGACGAAGCGCGAATGATTGATAAAGTATTGCAAAAGTCAAGCAAAGAAAAAACCCCGCCAAGAATGACGGGGAGAGAGGAGTGAGGCCTCACTAGCAATATAGCACGTTGTAAATATTACATGACACTGACTATTGACCAGAATATTGCTAGGGTGTATACTGAAAAACATGAAGGAAGTTAATTACCATAGCAAGATTGTTGGCACAACGTTTGAAAACCGCCAAGACATCCTTGCGCACCTGGAAGGCAGCGAAAGCCTCCGGGTTAGGCGAGAGCCTGAAAACCAATATGATCAACGCGCTGTCGCGGTTGATGTAAACATCAAAGGCAAATGGTATCCAGTTGGATATATCGCCAAAGATAAGAACAAAGACATCGCTGAAGCCTTGGACGCCGGCCGTGAGGTAGAGATTAAGTTATCAGAAGTTACCGGCGGGGATAAGGATAAGAACCTTGGCATGAATATTTGCCTCAAATACGAGAAAGAGGTATCTGAACCCATACCAGATGCTACGAACGATTCTACGGCCTCTCAGGGGGCTCAGGAGGCAAATCCCAAGAACCCCACCGTATACAAATCTAAGATACTTAGGCGGGAGATTACAGTTGGCGTAGATAACGGCCATATCTACTTGCCCCACTACATGTCGGGTAGCCGATTCCCCCGTAAATTTTTCAAGCAATTTACTGATGAAGATAAAGAGCGCGTACTTGATTACTACGAGCGAGAGAAGGATGTTAAGCGCGAAGATATCGAGAAGATGTGGGGGATGAAGGTTGACATTGCCACTGGCTACGGGTCTGCAGTTCACGCGGCGCTTGAGATGTATTACACCTACCACAAGGTTGGTGAGAAGATTACTGGCAAGGATGGACTCAATAAGGCATTTAGCAAGAATAAGTTCATTGAATATATCGTTCGGACACTCGTTAACGATATTGGACCGGGGAAATATCTGCCTGAGCAGTTTATCTGGCACGAGGGCTTGCGATTCTGTGGAGCTATCGACCTATTAGAAGTAGTTGATAAAAATACCGTAATTATTCATGACTACAAAACTAGCAGTGATGTAAAGAGCAAGGTCTACCAAGAAAAAGATAGCCCATTTAAGAAAGATGTCGACAACACCCAGCTCGGTGAGTACTGGCTGCAGCTATCCTTTTACGCTCATATCCTTAAGCAGTACGGTATTAATACAAAGGAACTGCAAATTCATCACTTGAACCCATGGTCGCTAGCCGCTGGCAAGAGGCCCTGGGACCATTACAAGCACGATGTCGTTGATATATCTAAAGCATTAAAGGAGGAATAAATGCTAGGAAGGTATAAACAACTAAAGAGGAAAATGCTAGACATTGATAGCATGCTCAGCGATCTTTTCGAGAACGAATCCGATACCTGGTCTCGGATTAATCGGAATAAGACACTCATCGACAGCGCTCGGCAAGACATTGAGAAGATCTCCGCGTCAGTCAAGGGTCTGCCGGGGGTTGCAGGCGAAGCTATAGAACTTGCCAAAAAACTAGACAGAAAGGTTGAGAATATCGGCGACTGGATGGTTGATATTGATGAGATCCAGATGTTGCAAACCGGCGCGATTGATGAGCTGCGCGAAAACGTTCAATTAATTCTCGATCACTTGGGGGTTGAAGTAGTTCAGCCTAGTGATAAGCCAACAATTAAAAAGAAAGGGAGTAAATAATGGCGCAAGATTGGCTCGTAACAGACGCGTTTCAAGGGAAGGACCGCGACACTAAGCAGGTTACTGTTAAAGAGTTTGGCGGCAACCAGTTTCATGTTTACATGGTGAAGGTGCAGAACCAGCCAGTAGACGGGTGGATGCAGATCCTTCGCAAACCGGGTAACGCCGTTAATAAGGGTGACAGCCTATACGGGGACATCATCAAAAACCAATGGGGCAAGGCGCAGTTCAAGCGTGCAGATCGGCCATTCGGTCATCAACCACCGCAGCAACAATCAACTACCGATGACGCAAAGATCAAGGCACTTGAGGATCGTGTAACGGCATTGGAGGCTAAGTTTGATAACCTCGCCCGGTTTCAGGGCAATGTCGCCAACGACCCGGGAGAAAGTGCTCCAGACCTTACAAACCTTGATTACTAGTTAAGATGATAGATTACCAGAAAATTATTCAGAACATTATGTTCATCAACGAAAAGTTTTCTGATGCACAATGGGTTAAAGCACAAGGGGCGGATGTACTTAGTTACACCGCCCTTAAGCTTTCTGCAATGAAGGGTTACCTCGCTGAGTTTAAAGAGGATGCTCTACGCAACCTATTAAAAGCAGAACGGGAGATGGAGACAGAAAAATCGCGGGCATTCTTAAGGGCTCGAGAGAAGTTCCCAGTAACTGCCGCATCAGAAGCTAAGCATGCAGATGAACAGTATATTAAAAGTAAAGAGGTATATGCGGAGGCTAAAGTCTTATATGAGCGACTCAAGTCAATCTCAGCAGACACGCACGACCTCATCGACGCGATCAAAGGCCGCACGATCGAGCTACAGTCGCAGAGGAAGGCCGAAAGTTAAGTCAAAGTTTAAACCCGCTAAGAAAGAGGACTCACCAGCTGCATTAGCTCTGCAAAAGTGGGGTAGAATGAAAGGTGCGCGATTAAGGGGTGTACTATCTCATGCTCGCGGCAAAGCTCATACCTTTAAACGAGAAGACAGTCTCAAGGGTAATAGGGCCTCAGTAGCTAGTAGGGAAAAGCGCAAGGCCGAGAAGCTAGATAAACAGCGAGCGCTAGATAGGATGTTAGATGATATCTTACAAGATTAATGGCAACCTCGCCAAACTTAATGAGCATGATAACGCCAATCGAGTGAATAGGTTCGCTGGAGCTGCTCTTAAAAAGAAAATGAACGAGTTGGTTTCCTCACAGGTAGAGGGTCATCCAGCAGTCGAGAAGCCTTGTAGGATTAAGTTTACTTGGTACTACTCTGGACGCCATGACTTCGACAATATTAGATTTGGGTGCAAGTATGTATTGGATGGCATGCAACATGCCGGCGTACTACCAAACGACAATCAATCATGGGTTAAAGGTTTTGATGGGGACGATTTCATCAAGGTAGACAAAGGCGAGGAGGGTGTACTTGTCGAAGTTAGATACATTTAATCCTGGTAATTATACGGATAGCGAGTCGGCATGGCTCGCTTTTCGTCGTTATTGGCTAGAGGATAACCCTCCGCTTGATAACGGCTGCTACTTATGCGGGATCTGCAATAAGTTTATCCCATTAAGTGAAGTTACATTAGACCATATACAACCCCGCGAGGCGTCTAACATGTACGATCCAGCCAATATACAGCCGGCCCATGGTAGGTGTAACTATCGTAAGGGTAGTAAGCGGTGGAAGCCGCTCGTGTCCCAAGAAACGCGGGATTTCTTACAAGCCTTATCTGATATGTAGATGTTGTAAATTCTACGCTAGACAATCCTATTCGGTTGGTGTAGTATACTGACTAGGAAGGAGAAATGATATATGAGTAAGATCGGACAAAAGGTAGTTGAGCTTTTAGAACAGGGCTATACCGTGGACGAGATCGCACAACTCCAGGGCGTCGAGCAATAGAGAGGCGCGTGGGATGATCCTTCAAAGAACTTAAATAGGAGGTTATATTAGTAAAAACCTAGTAACGAAAGCGAAAAAGCTAGCTTTACCAGCTGCTATACTCGCGCTGGTCGTGTTGAACGTTATCGCACTTAACGCGAACCATAATGTAAAACAAGACCTAGTCCGCCAGGAGGCAAAGACTAATACAACGAAAAATGCGCTGAGAGGTGTCTCAGAGCGCGTAGAATCGCTCAAAAAAGAGAAGACGACCATTGAATCATCTTTGCGCGAAACAAGGCAAAATGCCGAGAACCTTACAAAGGAAAACCAAAGTTTAAAAGTCAGCTTGCAGAATAAGCGAGAAGCAAAAGCCGCCGAAGAGAAGAAAGCCCAAGAGGCCAAGGCTCAGCAGGAGGCCCAAGCTAAAGAAACTGCAAAGACTACACCTCAGCCAGCGCCCGTCGTACAGGCGGCCGCTCCGGCTGGATGCCAGGCCATTAGTTCGATCTTGCTTGCTAATGGCATCTCACGAGCTGATCTACCTTACGCACTAAACATTGCGCAAAAGGAATCAAGTTGTAACCCTAATGCAGTCAACCCTAATGGTGGTGCATGCGCCTACTTTCAGGAGTTGCCTTGCGGTAAATGGGGTGGCACAGGTAACGTCGCCGGCCATATCCGCGGTGCAGACGCCTACGCTAAGGGCCGTTACGGTGGTTGGGCGCAAGCCTGGGCCGCGTGGCAACAGAAGAGATGGTGGTAGGCTAAGCCTACGCAATAGCAGGTGCTAGCCGGTGAGCTAGTTAAATGTCAAGGAAGATGCAGCCTATTTATTCAATACCCTAGGGAGGCACACATTCGTGCCAGCGTTATCCCCGCGGTTAAGGTGGGTGAAAGGCAGCCTCACCATATGAGGATATGCCAACCGTCTACGGCTCCGGTGAGAATAGAGCCGTTCAAGTCCAAATGCTAGCCTAAAGCTGGCGGGGATATAAAGGAAGGAAAAAGAGAGTGAATATACCCGTAATGGAATATGAGCCTGCCGACAAGGCGGAGATTTGGCTAGTTAATAGCCGACTATCAAGTATAGAGTTGGAGGAGCTTTGTGCAGAATTTGACGAAGATTAGTCAACAAGAATTTGATCCACTACCCAAGATCCTTATTTATGATCTAGAGGTAAGCGCGACCCTTGGCTGGACATACGGCTTATGGAAGACCAATGTGCTAAAGGTTGAGCGAGACCCCGAGATTATGTGTTTCTCATATCAATGGTTTGGCGAAAAAGGTATTCACCACGTGAGCCAGCGAGATATGAGCGAGAAAGAGGTTGTTAAAAAGCTTTGGGCGTTGTTCGATGAAGCAGATATTCTTGTAGCCCACAACGGCCGGCGGTTTGATCAGAAGGTGAGCAATGCGATGTTTATTCGCCACCACCTTACGCCGCCCAGCCCCTATAAGACAGTAGACACCCTACAAGTTGCGCGGTCAGTTGCACGCTTTAATAGTAACAGCCTCGATAGCCTGGGTAAACTATTACTGGGTGAAGGTAAAACAGAATCTACTTACGCAGATGTTTGGTACGATTGCCTTATTAAGAACGACAAAGAGGCGTGGGCAACTATGGAGAAGTACAACAATAAAGACGTTGAAGTGCTTGCCGGATTATATGCTGAGCTGCGCCCATGGATACATAACCATCCTAACATTGGTGACCATACGGGTATTGATGGTATCTGTCCTAAATGTGGCAGCGACAATATCCGTAAAGATGGCAGCTACCGTAAGCGTTCAGGCCGTGTACAACGTTACAAGTGTCTACATTGCGGCGGCTGGTCAAGTGAGGCTAGTGTAAAGAAGGAGGGTAGATTGGTGAATGTATAGCAATAAAACTCCTTTAAGCCGAGATGTTGAGTGTTATGTTTGCGGCGAGATGGAGCTAACAGATCAGGATTTCTTGCCGCCTAACTGGATTATAAGTTGGGATTATGATTGGACTATTTGCCCAACCTGTCGAGACAAGATAGAAAAACGGCTAGGCTATGAGTTAGACTACTTTATGAAGGGGGCAGAACCTGACCCAATGGATAAATTTCAACAAGAGGATTTCTTTTTATGACGTTCGTAAAAACATTACTTGAATATGTGCGGGTTATTCTCGCATTCCCCGTTGCAGTATTGGCGTTTCTCGCTTACGGGGTGATGATTACACTCGCAGTAATTGCTGTCCTTATTGGCGGTGAACCATATGAGCAGGCAGTAGCAGACGTAAAGGAGACGCTATGACAAGCATCGATGAGGTGACAGCTGAGCGTGGTAAACGTTACGGCAATTACGCAGACCACGCGGCTATCAGTCAAGCCATCAAGAATATTCTTTACTCGGCATTGGCTACCAACCCAAACGTAGATCTCGATACGCTTGACGATGACATTAAGGAAACGCTAGAGATGATCGCCCATAAACTTGGCCGCATCGTTAATGGTGACCCTTATTACGCAGATAGCTATATCGATATTGCAGGATACGCCAAACTAGTAGGAGATCGATTGAATGACCTATAAGCAAGAGTTGACCAAGCGCCTGGAGGAGGCTGATACCCTAGAGGAGAAGCTCAAGATCATCGAAGAGGCGCAGCAACATTTTGAATCAAACAATAAAGAGCGACGCGTAGTGAATGGTGAGATTGTAGACCCCGCCGAACTACTGGGGTGCTCAGGATGTCAGTAGCATGGAAACTGTATTAATTGATTATCAAACAACAACTAACCCAGCCGTTGAGCATATCGCGGCAATGTTGATGGCACATGACTATCGAGTGTCTGTATATAACGTAGACGATGACCCAGATGGTAGCGTTATTAAAGACCTAAACGAGAGAGGCTTCCCTTATGATGAAGTACGCCAACACTACGGCGAAGACCCTATCGACTACTGGGCGAGGGAAGTACCCAAAGAGACTGACCTTAAGTACGCTATTGTAGATAACTTTAATGACGCGACAAAGTTTAAATGCCCAACATTGGTGGTAGGTTTCAATGACTGAGTATATAAGTAACGAACGCATCGAGGAGATTGCAGATGAATATTTTGAAAAACGTAGTCGACAAGGCGCTGAAGAATAGGATTAAAAACCTTGAAATCGACAACGCCAAGTTGGTTGAGCAACTTAAGTGGTGCAAAGCCCGAGTTGAGGTGCTCGAAGAATCGAATGCTGACTCGGTTGAGCTTGCCCGCCAACATGTATTACTCTCTAATAAAGAGCAACTACTTATTGCAGAGCGTAAAGCATTGGATGAGTACCAGAAGCACCTGCTTGACCTTGCTATCTTTAAAAGAGATGCTCAATAAGAAAAGCCCCCAATAACTGGGGGCTTTTTCTATTTGTTGCTAGCCTTAGCTGCGACGGTAACGATACCTGCCGATTGTAGACCAAGTGCGATACCACTGTAGATATCAAGACCCTGAAAGCCGAGATACCCAGCAGCTGCGCCGGTGGCAACTGCGAGGATGAGCTTACCAAGCCCACCCCATTCTTTCTTATTCAGCATGTCAAATGCCTTAACAATTGCAGGGATAATAAATAGGTTCAATACTTCCATGGTCAGTCCTTTTTAAAAATACCCTTAAAGGCCTCTAGGAGGCTCTGTAAGAGGTTTCTAATATCTTTTAGTATAGTTGTACTATCTTCGTCTTTAGGTTGCTCAGAGGGGCTCTCAGTAGACCCTGAAGGCGTTTCCTTCTCAGGTTCTGGAGTGGGCGCTACAGCTGCGCGCTCTTCTACGTGGCGAGTCTCGGGAGCCGGCGTCTCTTTAATGCGTTGTAGCTCTTTATATTCATCACTTTGCCGTAGGTCATCTGCTACCATCTGCCAGTTCCAGCCACTACGGATTTGGTTGCGGTAATGTTCAATGCCACCTTCATCTGCATCGCGCTCGAGGATTTCTTTATAGAGACGCTTAATCTCGTTAGTCTCGCTATCAAACGCTGCCTGTAGTTCACGAGCCTTGGCTTTAGCTTCCTCTACGCGTCGAGCCTGTACTTGTTGCCCTTCAGTTGAGGACAGAAGGTCTTGCTTGATTTGCTCCCAACTCCACCCTGCATCGATCTGCTTGAGGTAGTGGACAATAGCGCCCTCGTCAACGTTGCGGTCAAGGATTTGGCGATACAAGCCGTTAAGGAAGTTAATCTCATCACTCCGATCGCGGGCTGCTACGATATTTTCCACGTAGGTGCGGACACGATAGATGTTGTAGCCACCTACTCGCCAGCCTGCATTTAGTGGGTCGACGTCGGCGGCATATACAATACCTGCGCCAAAGTTAGCGGTGCGCTGTCCGCTTGGGGCTGCATTCTCTTCAAAGACAGTACCGTCGCCCATGTAAACCCCGATATGGCCATAACCGCCACCATCGTAGGGCCAAACAAGGATATCGCCCCGCTTAAGGTCTCCTACTCGGTCAGCAATGCCTTGCGCTACAAGTGCTTCGCCAAAGTCTTTTGCATGACCACGAGCGGCAAACGGAGCCTCCACTTTTTCGCACATCTCAGCGAGGAACCACTTAATAAGGCTCACGCATTGCCCGGTTAAATAGCCTTGGCTATTGTCTGATTCTCCAGCTGGGAAGAATATCCCAATACGCTGGCTTGCCCAATCTTGAGCATTAGCTGCTAGTGCCATTCATTCTCCTAAATGTTTATACACGAGCTATCACCATTAATCTTGTACATGCGCCGGTACGCGGAGTTATCTTCTCCGTCGTACTTCCAGGCCACCCAAGATGTTTGATTACCCGAGTTGTCTTTTATATTTACACAGTTAAGTATAGGGCTTTTACCGTCCGTGCCGTTTTGGCCGTTTACTCCATTAGCACCGTTCGCGCCATCAACACCAGCTGCGCCGGTATCGCCCTTACACTTACCGCTTGCACAGTATTTGGCAACAGCTAGTGCGACTTGGTCATCGCTTGCGCTCTTGCCATCTGTACCTTTGCATTTACTATCATCGCAGTAACTAGCTACTGCCGTCATTACTTGGGCGCTAGTAGGGGATTCGGAGCATTTATTAGTTGAACAGTAAGCTTTAACCGCTACCTGTATCTCACTATTCGAGGGGGTTCTCCCGTCCTTACCATTAGAGCCTAGTACTTGGCCGACATTGCGAGACTCACCGCTTGAGTAATAGACGACGAGGTCACCGTTTTTGTCAACCTGGGCGTTAGTAATGCTAGTTACTGGTTTTTCTACCTTCGCTCCACCCGAGATAGTCACCGATTGGCCCGGCTTGAGGGTGAGGCTTTTAAACAGCGTGTAGCCGCTAAAAACCAAGCTGAGCACCATCATTAAAGACAATATCTTTAACAGTTTATCTCGTTGGAGCCAGCTTATTGTCGACTTAATAATGGTCATCTCAGCAGCCCTCCACTGCCGCGGCTGAGTAGGGCAATGAGTATCGGTATAAACGATGTAATCACTGCACCTACTACTAGGCGGAATAGCCAACGGTTTCTATCTCTTGCTTCGGCTGCGTCATCTTCTAGGTCTTTTACTCGGGCCTCAATGTCTTTCTTGTATAGGTCGAGCGCGTAGACCGGGACATATGTCGCAGCTTTGCGGGTTTCATGGAGGTCTATAGCCTGCTGAATGGCCTCTTTGACCTCCCACCGGTTCATTGTTTCATTTTCTGCCACAATTCTACCATCCAGATTTTTGCTTATGTTTTTGTTTAGAGGACTTGACGACTCGGTTTAGCTGTATTTCGCGCTGGGCTGCAGCCTTTCGTTGTTCGCTCGTTAGTTCAAAGCCGTCGTAGGCCCCCTTCACCTTGCTATTATACTCGTTGATAATAGACTGGGCTCTGTTACGGTTGCCCTCCTGGAGCGCCTGCTTAGCGTTGTCGTAAGCCTGTTTACGGCTAGGGATATTGTTTGTGCGCTGGAAGTACTCAGTGGCCTGTTCGCGGGCCTTTGATGAGCCTAAGCTCTCAATCTTTTGTTGCTGAGACTCTTTAACCGCGCTAAAGCTACCCTCTTTGAGCCATTTTTGGCCATTCTCAGTAGTGTATTTACCGAGGATTGCTGCCTTAAGAGCATTACCCTGGTCTTGGTTTTGAACAAAGCGGGTATTACCTTTATCGTTTTTCACGACACCTTCCTCTACTGATTTGAGCCCTTCAGTTGTACGCTTAGCCTGGGTACCTGCCGGCACTATAAGCTGCCAGTTCTTATCCCAAAACTCTTTAAGCCCTTCACCTTTATCTTTCTTGGCTAGTGCGCCGAGGAGTCCGGGGTTTTTATTACCATCGCCAAATAGCAGAGTCATTGCAGGTGAGCGGCGGAATTTGTTCTTCTGGTCTCGCTCGTAGCCCTTCTCGTCCTTGCCTTCAATGTTTGTCCAGGCCTGAATTTGGTCGTAGAATGGGATATGGTCAGTTTCCTTCATACCAATGAATTGGCCAAGGGTTGCCTGCACGCCCCATGCGGTAGCGCCCATTGCAATGAGTTTGCCCATATCATTAGCGGCTAGTTTGTAGTTGCCAGCTTTCACATCCTTAATAGGCTTGAGACCCATACGGATAAGGAAGCCAGCTTGTTTACCGTCAAAGGTTGCCAGCTGAGTAAGGGTGCGCATACCCGGCCCGTTAAAGGCTGCAGGTGCATCTACCTTACTAGTAATGAACTGAGTATCAACTGTCGCTTTAGTGCCGTACTCCATTGCTTTCTTTTGCACGAAGTCTTGAGCTGCTTGGCCAGTTAAACCAGCTTCATCCGCCCATCGCTCCCACTTAGCGCCGTTGAGCTTGAGGCCCTTAGCTTTAGCGCCGGCGTAGGCTTGGGCGCGCATGATGTTATCCATTGTAGACACCATTGACATTAAGCCGTCAGAGACCTTATCGAACGCCTTACCAGCCTTACTTTGGGTCAAGCCTTTAAGGTCTTTAAGCCCCGTGCCCTCATCAAGCACGCCGGAGAGTTTAAGCTCTTTGCGGCCTTCCTTGCTTGCAAGCATACGTGCACCATTAACCATACCGACACCTGCCCATTTAGGGTTGAGGTTACCAACTGTAGCAATCTCCTGGGTCATCTGGCGGAGTGCAGTAAGTGGAGATAAACCAAGCGTGGCCATTGCATTTACCGCCCGGATAGCACCGGTTGATTTCTTAAACGCGTTATGGCCGAATTGAGCGTCGAAAGCCTTCTCGATGCCGCTTTGGTTCTTGCCCTTTATCTGGTTGATGTAGTTGTCAAGGAACCCGGCGTAAGCTTCAAAGTTCTTATGCTCTGATGACGCGAGTTTAAGCTGAGTACTTACGCTCTCGATCTTGCGAAGTGATGGCTCAATGTTCTTAGCCCGGTTGATGCCGTCAAAGTAAGTAGAGAGGACATTCCAGACGTCCTTACTGTACTCTTCGCCGCCTTTCTTACGAGATTTAAGCGACCCGATACCAAGTTCACCTTTAGCTAGTTGGTTTTCATCAAACAGGTTAGCCAAGCCCTTAGGGTCGTTATCTCGCATATGAGGGAAGTAAAACTCACTGACCGTACCATAGCCGTTCTCTTTAAGCCAGGGCTTCACCTCATCCAACATGCCGCGGATTTCTTTAGCTGCCTGCTCGTGGCCGGGGACGTTTAAGTGTTCAACTTTACCTTCTAGGTAGTCTACAATATTGTCGAGTACCTCAGGCTTTTTGCCGTCTGAACCAAGCGCTTTCTTGATATCACCCAGTCGCTTAGCAATCTCTTCACCTTCAACAGCTGCGCGGCCTGTACCGTTCACCAATTCGCTAAAGAGTCCGGCGCTTTCGGTATTGAGCCCACCTTTATCAAACAGGACACTTGGGGACGTTGCTCGAGCTAGGGCCATTTGAGTGTCGGAGATCTTACTAATGCTCTCTTTGGCATGTTCAATGTCCTTAATATTCAAGGTGTTGGCTAGCTCTTTCTCAAGGGTTTCGCCGTTACGCTCAAGGGCGATCTTCAACTCTTCTGGGTTTTGAGCCTTTGAGACCTCCTGTAGGGCGTATGTAGTCTTACCGTCGTATTTCTTAGCCTCTGCAAGGTTTTGCTCAGCCAGCTGGCGGTGTTCGGCTAACTTAGTTTCATCTACTTGGCGGAATGTCTTTGGGTCGCTATGGATTAACTCATTAGTATCTGCTACGATCTCTTGAGCCCGCTCATCTACCCGCTGCTTCATTGCGTTAAGTTCTTGCACTTGAGGTAGGTCACGTGCCCGAGTCTCCTCTAGTTCCTGCAAGTCCTTAGTGTATTGCTCGTCTAGGCGTTGACGTTCGATCTCTTGACGCGGGCCAGGCATATCATTAACAGCTGCGAGTCGTTCTTTATAGGCTGCATCCATTTGAGCGTGTGCCTGGTTGTAGGTGTTATCGTTCATCAAGTTTTCAAGCTTAACATCAATCTCATGTCCCAGGTCGGCTGCTTGTACAGCTGCGTTGCGTACATCTTTCGGCATTTGTTCGTCGCCGATGATTTGCCCGATAGACTCAACACCTTCTCGCTCACGGAATACATGATCGGGTAGGCCTTCGGTCTTACCGTTGTCGATGTTGTCGAGGTATTCTTGAGCGGTCTTACTATCGTTAGGTAGGCCGTTATTTTCAAAATCCTTACGAGCTTCGGCCAACTTCTCGTCCACTTGCTTGCGAAACTCAGGGTCTGCCTCGTAGGCCATCTTTTCCCGCTCGGTGAGGCCCTTAGGTGTCTCACCCGGTTTGAGGTCTTGGTTGAGTCGAGCAATCTCTTCGGGGCTCTTAGGGCTGTTTACCTCGTCGTTAATGTCGTCTAGCGGGCTGCGTTCACGATTAAGAGACTCGGCTTCACGTTGGGCTTTAAGTTCTTCTGATTGCCGGCGATATAGTTCAGCGTTAATCTCTTTATTTTGGGGGTCTAGCGCACTCGCCTTATTTAGCTCTTCGGTACTAAGCTCGCCGTACTTGCTAATAGGCCGAGTAGCAACATCGTCTATAAACTCTTGAGAACCGCTCTGAGGGGCTTTAGCGTCTGAGTTGATGTCTAACCCATCTTCGGTATTTTTAGCGCTTGTAGGGGCTTCTACGGCGTCGTCGGCATTTCGTACATTAGCGTCTTCTGCACCTTTGCCGCGGAGTTTACCAATACCGTAACCTAGACCTTCGAGGCTTCCCTGGAAGATTGCGCCAGTAGCAGCTTGCTCACCGGCCTTTTGCCAGGCCTTATTAATGTCACCCGTCTTGCCGTACTCTTGGAGAAAACCTTGTGCAGCGTTTGCACCACCTTGGGCAGCCACCTCTTTAGCGATTTGACCAGCTAATGCTTTACCGGTTAACTCAGCACCGTCTACAGCTACACGAGTAGGGTTGATAAAACCAGTAAGAGTGCTACCTGCGTCTACTGCATCACCAACAGCTGTTGCCCAATCGCGGGCGTCTGCTTTACCTTGGCCGATACGGTCACCAGCCTCTTTAGCCTTAGTGGTATCTTCAATGTTCTTACCGGTAATATCCTTTTGGTCACGTATCCACTTACGAGCGCCTTCAGCGGAGTCCATAATAGCCTTACCGGCTTTTGCGTTAGTGTCTTGGTCAAATGCGTTTACAATCTGGTTTGATGCAAGAGCTGCCGCTTCACCTGTATCGACTACTGCGCTAGCTAGCTTACCTGCGCCTTGCTGAATGCCCGCGCCTACGCCCTTAGCTGTATCGCCAAGCCATTTAAGACCATTACCTAGCCAATCGTTTTTCTTTTTCTCTTCCTCCTCTTTCTTTTTTTTCTCTTCCTCTTGGCGCTTTTGTTCCTGTTGTTGCTTTTGCTCTTCCTCGTAGGTTAGCGAGCTATCAGGGTTCCACCCGTTATCGTAGCGATTTCCCTCTTCGTCAGCTTTAACGGTCGCCCATTTATTACCGTATACTTGCTTCCATTCGTCTTCGGTCATCTGTTTTTTCTCTCTTATCCATAGTAATATTGCTTCCACGCGTTGCCGCCACGTTGATTTTGGGGTACGTATTTCCAGAAATCACTAGCGAACTGGCCCGTATTGCCGCCTGCGCTTCGGTAGGCGTCGCGGGCTAGCTGGAAGATAGCGGGACTGATTGCTCGGCCACTTTGGATAGCGCCTGCAATAATACCTTGAGCTGCTGCGTTGGGACTTATCGCCCTACTGCCACCGCCGCCTGATCGCGCACGGCTATATACAGTTCCACCTCCGCCGCCCCCCGAGTAGCGCACTGCACTTAGCGCCGCTTGCTGCGCTCGGTTCTTGGCGTTTTCTCCGGCTGTAAATGCTTGAGTGGCCTCACGCTCGCTTCGCTGGAAGTTTCTGTTCTTTTCATTCTCTCCTGCAGTAAACTCTTGTCCTGCAAGCATTTGATTCCAGTTATTGAGCGCATCCTGTTGACGGTCTACGCGGCCTAGGGCGTTTGTACGTAGCTCTTTATCCAGGTCGGCTAGTCGTCCTTGGAGTTGCAAACCTTCATCGTTTTGCTGAAAGTCGGCCTGCATTAAAGCTGGGAGTGTTTTCTCAGCTTCGTAACGGGCCTGTTCATGAGCTGGGATACCACTAAATGCTAAACCTCTACCTGTTGCCTGGTTGTTGATTGCGTTATAGGCGTTGCCGCGGGCTGCATAAATACCGGCACGTTGGGCATCGTATTTTTGCCCTAGATTGCCGATTTGTTGATTGATGACATTGCGCGACCCTTCATAGGCGGGGTTTAAGTCACCGATCGACTCTTGGATTGTTTGAACTTTAGGCGCTGTTGCCATCGTCTACCTCCATTAACTAATATTATTCTGATACTCGTAGATACGAAACATCAAATATCCTGAATCTATCGCAGTAGGCTGCAGATAAGATGAGTTATCCACCTCTACTATCGGTGTTATTTTATCATGCGTGACTTCTAGGTAGCCAACAAAGTTAAGCCCACCCCTCATGCCTGCGCCTCGTGCCTGCCATCTTGTGTTGATGGAGTGGCGAGTAAGGTAGTCATAAGCTTGGCGATTACCTGGGATATCGAACGACTCTCCACGGATGCGCCACTTTGTCCTGGCTGGGGCTACGCCCTGTACGCGTATCTGAGTCTCTATTACACGAGGCAAACAAAACGCAAACTTATCTGAGTGAAACACCCATGGATGGTCTGTCTTTACTGGTATGAGTTGCAGGTCGTACTGGAGAAACTCGCCGTGTACTGCCGCTTGCTCCATTGTTGCGTTTAACTTGACGACGTTGGCGCTATGGTCGTATGTCGTGTACACCGTAATAGGGCCGGCCGCTGCGTCTACTAACCCTCGCACACCTCTAAAGACGTACGTACCTCGTACTAAGTATTTACCGCTCATGCCGCTTGGGACATCTAACACCGAAACGTTACTGCCTGGCGTCATATTCATTGTTCCGGTTAATCGTTTGGCGATTATCTCGCACTTGCCAGTCGATCTAAATAGGAAGTTTTTGTCTCTATGGTATATCCTATAGTGCACCGTACCTTTAAAGCGAGCACCACCGAACTGAGGGGCTTTAGCAAACCAAAGCTTGCCGTTCTCAGCGAATACATTGAATTGGTCATAGGGTGAGCGCCCATATATCCAGGGCTGATTAGGGTATTCTAGCCACGCGCTGAAGTAGTCTCCGTCCTCTATATCATCAAGCGCGGTAGTCGTTGGCAGGCTGACGTCAAGCTCTTTACTGCCCTCTTTAAAGTTGGTCGGATACCAGAAATCGCTATGGAATATAAAGTTATCCGGGTTGATCATCGTACTGTAGTTTCCTCTACAACATCTTTACCGGGAATAGTGATTGCAATAATGTCATGGTCTCCATTAACGGGGCGGCCGATTAAAAGTCGGCGCGTCCCCGCTGAGTCTTTACTTGTCTTAGTTCGCGACTCGTTTTGGAGCTGTTCAAAATTCTTATTAATCGTATTGACTAATGTCGCATCATCCATCCCAGGTGTTAGCTGAATAAGAGACAACATTACAGCTTCTCCGTTACCTGGACGTGTACCTCACCATCAAAAGAGAGATTCCAGGGGAAGATATTACCGCCCGAGATAAAGATTTTACCATCTCGCTTCTCGCCGTTTACTACCAGGTGGCCCGAGTAATGGCCAAAGTAGGTGCAAGTAACGATAATGTTATTAATCGTACGTCCTACAGGCGGGGGGAAGCTCCCAAGTCCTGCGCGGCGTCCACTGGCTTCAATAAGCAAACCAACATGTCCTGGGCCATTATGGTCGTTCTGCGTCCCCGTTACGGGAACGGTACGGCTATAGGTCTTAATGCCGCCCATATCCGTTACTGTCCAGCCGTTATCGTCAACGTATTGGCGAAGAGCAAGTTTATCTTTAGTAATTGAATTGTCGGCGATCTTCTCACGAGTCACTGCCGAGTTTTTGAGGTTAGCGGCATCAATGTTACCGTTAAACTCATTGTAGATAGTACCAAAACGGTTGTTGAGGTCGTTTGCTACCGCCTCAGTACCATCTTGTAATTGTGAATAACTAATTAATCCCATTTATAACCTCTTTGCTTTATAACTAAATTGTGCACCAACAAAGGCCACGCGGTTTTCCACGCCATTGCGGAATACACGTAGCTGCCAGTATCGTGCGTAACCGGAGTAGCTTTGGCGCTTTGGCTTAAACGATTTACTACCACCGTAGAGTGTACCGTCACCCCACTTAAATTGGCCCCACCTTGCGCCGTTAACGGAGAGCACTTGCTCTTTAATCTTTGGCGCGTCGGCGAAGTCTTTATCCATTGCGAGGCTCACTTTAAAGGTAGAGTCGACACCCTGGAATATTGGGTAGAAACGTTTAAGTCGCTTACGCTGCATTGGGCTACCCATGCTATCGTACTTGAAGCGGTATTCAAAGTCGATTGGCGCGCCCATGTCATGGTAAACCTGTGTCTCGGCGTAGTAGCTCATCCCCACGTAAGAGTTGAATACTGCGAGTTGTCCACGGTCATCTGCATCATCGTAATAAATTGCGCGGTCTCCATAAACGCCAGTATCGTATTCAATATCCTTTAACGGCTTATTGTAGATGATACACGTATCATTAACTGTCGAACCACTAGATGCCAAGTAAAAGCGTATCTCATCCTTATACTTGGTTGCATCTATATCAGTAATACGTGGACATCCATCAATTAGTGGGGTAATAGCATCTGAGATACGAACGTCGCTTGAACCATTAAACATAAACAGCCCGGCGTCACCTACAAAGTAGATTGCGTTCTCGTCTTGTACCACTCCACGCCGTGCAATAGCACCCTTAAAGCCGGTAGATTGCCGCATATTAAATGACGCTTCATCGTACCCACTAATGATGTACTTACCGTCCTGAGTAAAGACGACTAGATTGTCCTGGAACGAACAAAGCTTAACTACCGGTGAACCGTTAAATGGCCGCGGGATAGTGAAGAAACTTGTACTTCTCCATTCGTTATACCATTGCTCGCTCGGCTTGGTCGGTATCTTGCCCGTTGAATCCCACGCAGGGTTGCCGGGAGCTTCACTAAACCTAATCGTATTAGGCAATCCAGCTACAACGCCCCACATACGGTCTTTATGGAACATCACCTCGCGGAGTACAGGTAGCTCAGTGTCTACAATGCGTCCTACACCAGTATCGATAATCTCTACGTCGTCAATCCAGAAGTCCTCACCGGTTGAGACAAATTCAAGGCTAGTGACATCTAGTTCGGGCCAGTAATAAAACTCGTGATTAAACCAGTAAGTCGTAGCTTGGCGTTGGTATCCAGCCGCTGGCCGTAGTTGAGTATTAACACTCATGAATACCTGAGACGTTCCAGTTGTCCCTTTAATGGCGAACTTGACCTTATATCGTTTACCTTTAGTGAGTTGAATATCGCTCTTGGTATAGCGCTGTCCCGCGCCGGTAACCTTTAATGAGGCTGGGGCCGATTGGTAGGTTGAGGTATCTCGCGCCGCACTACCCTGCCACCGCACGCTTGGGAGGCTAAAGTCGCCGTTGTCTACAATATTGGTACGGTCTTGAGGTGGCGTACCGTCCCAGTAACGTAGCTCATCATGACCATTAACCCAGAACATCTTGCCGTCACCATTAGCAAAGCTATACTCGCTAGCCTCTGACGATAGGCCCGACATGATCTCGCGCCATTTACCGGCTGCCTCATCTGCATAATAGAGCGTATTATCATATACTGCTACAGTACGGTTATTGCGGTTGTCTAGGTTAAAGCGATACGCGCCTTTGAGTTTCTTCTCAGGAGCTGTAAATAGCCTATAGCGTAGCATCTTGCCAGTAATAGGAGTATTCACTGTCCAGGCCGCGGGAGTCCATCGAGCCTCGGGCGTACTGTTGACCAGGCCAATCTCGTAATACTTGAGCGAGTCGTCTTGAGGCTTAAGTGCTATCCAGTATTTCTTACTCGTCTTAATCTTTGGCGGGTTAATAAATCGACAGGATACCCAATTGCCTTCATCGCCGATGTCCCCGTTAAGGAATGAGCTTACTGATAAACGGTTACCAGGTAGGCCGTTTGCATCCTCTAGGATTTCTACGATTATTGGGCCAGTAGCACCGCCGGGGTTTTTAATATCAATATCTAGGCGAGTAATACGTTGGTCTACGTTAGCAGTAAACGGTTGCAAAATAAAAGCATTGTCTCGGTTTATTTTGAACCGCTGAGTAACAGTAGCCGCATTACCAAGCGCTTGAGACTCACCCAAGGGCTCCATATGCAAAGAATGGCCGCGCCTAGTTGACACGGCCACGCGGCGGGAATCCTTTTGTTGGGCTTGGAGGCGAAAGTTCTTACTGAAAGGACTCTTGCCCTCCTGGAGAAGGTCGACTGGCGTAACAAGGTCGATACCTCCTAGATTTAGCTGGGTAGCAATTTTAACTTGCTGCGCCATTCATCCTCCTATATTTGTAAATTACGCATCTTAATAGGGCCAAAAGCATCGCGCATACCAAAGCGAGCAACCATCTCTTGTAATTGAGCTTGGTACTGGTTTTCTACTTGAGTAGATAGATCCATGTCTTCGTTGCGGTCATGCACGCGACGGAGAGCGCAAAGAATAAGCAGCTCGGTAAACTC